ATATCGGTTAAGAATATCTGCTTTCTTAATCTTCTTGGAGTTCTGGTTGTACAAAACTTCTTCAATTATCAAAGCTATGGAACTCTTACCGTGCCCATTCTTACCTACGATTTGCGTTAAGGGGCTGCCGTCTAGTTGAATAACATTAGCAGGGCCATAAGAGAACGCGTTACCCCATCTAAGTTGTTGAAATATAATCATTCTACGACAATCTTATTCATATTATTATTTAACACATGAAGCACGTCTTCTACTGTATTATCCGATAATTGAAGAATATAGGAGAGGTACTCTCTGACTTCTTCTTGTATCGTCATTTTAGGGTCTAGTATTAAGGCCGTATCAGTCTCGCGCTTAACAACTTTTTTGTCGATTAAGTTCGAATCAGCTAAAGCACCTAACTCAGCCATGTCACCTTCAATCTCATAGATTGTATGATGATAGTCTGTAGCAGGCATATCGTCTCCAGCCTGAATAGTCTTACGAATTAATTGCGGGAGTTGGAGTTTAACCCAAGAGTGCGTAAGCGTTTCGCTATCAAGGATAATAATGCCAGTATCCACCACATTCCTGTGAAAGCTAGTAGTACAAGGGCTGCCCGGATAGAGTATGTTGCGTTGACTATTCTCATAACTATGGAGATCTCCAGCTAGAACAACATCCCAGCGGTTAAATAAGTCTAAGTTCATTTCTGGCTTAACGTGTGGTGGTATTTCTCCACGTACATGAGTAAAGCAGATATTACCGTGTGTTAGGTGTGGAGCTTTTTCAAACTCTTTTAGCTTGTTATATGGAATAAAGTCCATATTATCAATGCTATGGTAGTCATCAATGACTGTGACCAGCTTATTAAGTCTAGTAGTACTTTTCTTTAGATATGTAAAGAATGTAGTATCTTTCTTCAAAGCTTCGTGATTTCCTGCATAGATAATGCAAGGGATGGAGATAGATGCTACTAGATCAAAGTAAACTTCTAGTTCATCCATTGTAGGCATACGGTCAAAAACATCACCACCTAGTACTAAAAGATCGCAGTCTCTTTGAAGCACTGATAGCTGTGTTATAAATATTTCGTATCGTTGTTTAGCCCACTCAACTGGCACGTTCTTTGCACCTAATTTTATGTGCAAATCCGCTGTAAAAAGTATTTTCATAGTGCAAAAAGCCCCTGCATATTTCTATGAGGGGCTGATGTTATTTAGGCGGAAAGATCGGCTACAGATTCTGCATCAGTACCCGAAGATTCTTCTTCTTCAGCACCTGCGGTAATACGCTCTAGAGTAGTCTTAACTTCCTCAGGAGTAGCACGAATGAACTTAGCATCAATAGTGATTGCTTCAGCTACAGCAGCCAGTTCGGCAGCAGAGAGAGCACGCTTTTTACAACGCAATACACTCAAAGTGTACTCAACATTGAACGGCAGTGGGCCAGTCTTTTGACGCTTGAATACTACATCCCAGCCCTCTTTAGTATCGGTAGGATCACCCAAGTCTTCAGCAGCAGAGCAAATCTGCTCAAACAACTTCTTTTTCAGATTTAATACAACTACTTTACCATCGACTAGAGCGTTAACGCTGTAGCTCCATGAGCACTTCTTATCTGGGAAGAACGCTGGAACGTGATCGACTTCGGCATTGGTAAACTTTTCTTTTTCACGGTCAAATGCCAAGCACTCAACTGGAATATCTTTGTTATTGCTACCTTTGAGCCAGTAAACATAACGTGGCAGAATACCGCCTACGATACGAACTGTATTTTCACCATCTTTGTATGCGTAAGACTCGTGAGAATTTTTAACTGCTTTGCCTTTAGTTGCTGAGAATGCTAATGCCATGATTTGCCTTTTATTTAAAATTAAAGAATACTACTCATATTTAAAGAGTATTTCTGATTGTGTTATGTTTAGTAACGGGTTATGTTTGATTGCATCAAGTAATATATCGGGATAATACGAGAGCTGTAGAGCTTTATATCGGTATAGCTTATAAAGGCTATAATCTCTACGACCGGCTAACTTAACGTACTGGATTTTAAATAATATATCCGTAGACTTGTCGCTAAACAAATCAGCCGGATTTAATAAATAACTTCCACCAGCTAAAGAGACTTTAGAAGGTTTGTACTTAGAATATTTTGAAGGAAGTCTCTTTGAGAAATGGTACTCTAACATAGCCATAAACTTATTAGAGTCATTATCAGATTGGGACTCTAAAGTTTGTAGGTTAAAGAAGAGAGCCATATTACCTTTGGAGAATACTATTATATCAAAAAACGGAATGAAGTACAAGTGTAAATTTTTTAATCAATTATAAGCATTGCTTATAATCCTTGTACTTCCCAACCCTTACGGGCATAAAATGCCTGTCGATCACGGTTTTGTTTGCGATCTGCTGGCCCACTAAAGTTCATATCTAGTACTAGAGGAGGAAGTTTGCCCTCATACATACGCTGAATACGGCCAATAATCTGCTCTAGTAAAGAGTCATTAGCAATTGGGCCAGCTAAGATTACACAGCTAAGGATATTGATTGAGATACCTTCGGAGAAGATTTGCCTACTTCCAGCAATGCAATCTTTTTCACCTTCTTCGATCTGTCGTTTAAGTTCTGTACGTTCTTCATAGGTTGTACCACCAGTAATGCACACACAGTTTTCGCCAATTAGTTCTCCTACTTGTTGTAAAAATTCTACACGGTCAGCAATAATGAGTACTTTATGTCCCTTCTCAATCTGCATACGAGCAGCGTGAGCAATGAACTTCTGGTAATCTGGGTCATAGAGAAGAATATTCATCTTCTTGACCCAAGGTTCGCCCTGTGCCAGGGAAATTCCAGTCTTTACGATACGCACAGTAGGTGTCAACGTATGAGACTGTGGAGGCTGATACAGCTTAGGGCCGAAGAAGTCCTTAAACAATATATGTTTGCCGTCCTTACGCATCATAGTACCGCTAAGACCAATTTTATATCTAGCATACATGCCATCAATAAAAGCGGTAAAAGTAGTAGCAGGGCAATGGTGTGCCTCATCAATAATGATTGTACCAAACTCTTTGGCAATCTGAGGTATCATCTTGGTTAGTGTTTGAATATTGCCCACTACAATGCTATGGTCAATATCAAAGTGGCCGGAGCCAATGACTCCAGCTTTCATTCCAAAGAGCTTCTCAACATCTTCACTCCACTGATCTCGTAGCATAGTATTATGACATACTACTAGAGTCTTTTGACCTAGCTTACGAGCAACATGTAGTGCAGTATAAGTCTTACCCCAACCCACCATCGCATTAATAAAACAAGTATCATCTACCTGGTCAAACACTTCTTGTTGTGATTCACGCAAATCCAATTTTGGAGTTGGAAACGGCAATTCATGTAAACTCCGTTTATCAATGACTTCAAAGTCCGCAGGAATTAAATCCTGTCTACCGATTGGAATGGAGATAACCGATTTGCCTATCAACTTATAATTTTTAATAATTTCAAATTGACTGAAGTGTGTGGCACCAGGGATATTTTTCTTAATTTTATAAGTGAGAGCTTTTGTTAAAGTATAGATTAACTCAGGGGTAGCATCTAAATATATTCGGTTCGAGAGTATCGCTTTAGCCATCTAGACCATTCTCCATGTTTCATCGTGTTTTTCAGAGTAGAAGCCGTAAAGCACTACCGACATTCCAAAGTGTAGTAAGCCTACATAAAGTTTATCAGGAGTGGGTTTATACAGCGATTTGAATCTTTGCATAACTCCCTCTGCTTCAACAATTATACCACCAGTTGGGATAGGAATCAAGTTAGAAATTTTATAGAACTTTAGTCGAGCTCTTGTAGACTTCTTATAATTGAATATCTTTCCCATGCTATCAATAAACCAGATCTCGCTTGTAGCAAGTTTTACTAGATCGCCCAAGAAGTAGACGGCTTGCCCTAGTTTGGCTAGGTTTACTTCTTCTACTGTGAGCTGTAACCTGCGACGGCTTAGGGTCGTACCAGACAGATTCCGATCATCTACTATCTTATATTTAGTACTAGTGATAGTACCTTCGTCAGTTTCTTCTTCGCGTTCGTAGTAGTAGAACACAAGCCCCTGATCTACCTGAGGCTTGTGAATACCAATTTTAAATACGGGAAAGACTATCTCCGATAAGCTCGTAGCGTTTATCAAATTTTCCAAAGCTATAATCCTGTCCTATTTCTTGGTCAATACCGATAGGAGCACCTTTAATAGAGCAACCACGATCTTTTTGTGTATTTTTAGCTAGAATCTCGCAGTATTCCACCACATCTTCGTCCTTGACTAAAGCCACAATTGAATCGTGTACTAGCATAAAGATTTTTGCATCTAACTTCTTATCTGCAATTTCATTAGCAGTATCAATAGCCGCTAACAAATTTACGTCAGAGGCGATTGACTGGATCTCGGCGTTAATGCCTGATCTAACCTCGTGAGCAGCGATCCCTTTGTCCGAGCTAAAGACATTGACAAGGCGACGCTTACGACCAAAGAAGCTGTAAGTATAGCCATTAGCTTCAATGAACTCTTTACGAGTTTTGAGCCAGCCTTTAAGTTTGTTAAATTTATCGAAGTAGGATTTAATATCGTCCTTTGCTCGATCGAGACCATAGTACTCTCCTGTCGCTTTACTAACTGTGTCGGAAACCTTTTGCGGCCCTGACCCGTATAAGATTCCAAAGGAAATAGCCTTTGCAGATTGTCGCATAGAACTAAATAGCTTTTTAACATCATCAACCTCACATACTAGATCGAAAACCATCTTAGCAATTGTACTATGGAAGTCGCCTTTGTTAATAAAAACCTGTTGAAGGTTCTTATCGCCACTAAGAACAGCAGCGTAATACATCTCAGCAGTTGCCAAATCCTGAGAAACTATTTTGTACCCAGGTGGAGCTGAGATACATCCTTTAATGATAGGATCATCTCGCGGTATCTGCTGAGCATTGAACTTACCGCTAGAGGACAAACGCCCAGATGTGGTAAAAATAAGATTAAAATTTGTTCTAATTCGTTCATCTTTGTCTAACTCGGGAAGAATCTTACTAATGTAAGTATTCTTGATTTTGCCTAACTGCCGTACTTTAAGGATAGCGGCAGGGAGAGGGTGTTCTTCAGACAATTCTGTAAGAACTTCAACGTCTGTGGAGATTGCTCCAGTTCCTGTTTTCTTACCTGTTGGTGTAAGTTTAACATAGTCGAATAGAACTTTTCGTAGTTGCTGGACTGAATTGGGGTTGAAGATAATACCTGCATCTGACTCAAAATCCTTTACTGCTTGAAACGCATAAACTTCCTGTTTAGCTTCGAGAATCCACTTATCAAGGTAGACCTCAGCTGCGACCATACGCTCTTTATGAATTGGAATACCTACTTCTTCCATGTCCATCAAGAACAATGTACCTGGCACTAGCAATGTATTGTAAACATTGAGTAGCTTCAGATTCTTCTGAACAGCGGGCCAGAACTTGTGGAACAAATCAATAGTAACGGCTGTATCAATTGCAGCATACTTAGAGATTACATCAAACGGAATAAGGTCATAGGTGAAGTCATCCGTAGAAACTCCATTAGTTGCACAATAAGCCTTCTTGAAAGCATCTAGTTCTGAGTCATAGTCGCCATAGTCTGTATATTTTAAAGCCAGAGGCTTCAAGCCGTGGGAGTCATTCTCGTCTAGTGCATAGTGCATTAGCATAGTATCGTGAACCCGA